TGCTGAATCCCGAAGCATGACCCTTATATCGCTATTATATAACCACAGTGACCCGATCATGCCCGGCTAACCAATCATAAGCGCTAGTGTTATATAACCCAGTGACGGTGCTAATATGCATCCCGGATCTTGGGCAGTGCGCAGTGCAACGGGAGCCATGCAACGGGAGCCATGCAACATGATGAAATGTATTGACTGCCCAGTTTGCAATCAGCCTTGAGCCTTTGGCGAGCGAATAGGGCCATAGTTTGCTGATGTCTAGTTGCAAAGCACCCCGTATCCCGCAGCGGTGTGTCACTGTGTCATGCTGCATCAACGCTTGACTTGTACCTGGTGATTAAGATGCGGGCATCTGTCATGATCTGTTAACGTGCCGAGCTCTGCGCACCTAGTTGCAAATGATATTCATTCTCATTGTAAGATATGTTATTGCATTGCATCAGTGGTGCTTGTTGCGCGGGCAGTCGTTTCCGGTTTGTTGACGTGGTGAATCATTGGGTATGTGTTACTCGATGCGTTATGCTTGGGTTTTAAGCAGCGGGGTGCCTATTGCAAAACAAAATGACGCGATGGGGCGGGTGGGGTGTCCCGGCCAAAAATAAATTTTACTGTGTTTCCCGATTCAAAAACCGCCCGCCCGCACCGCGCCCCTTGACTCCCGAAACAAGCTGCGGGATTCTACAATTACGTGTGCTTGCTTGTTGTGATGAACGAGTTTTGCTATTCATAGATTTTCCGGCGAACCCAGGGCCTAAAAACCCTGGTAGTAGTTTGCCACTAAACGAGGCACCTTGCTTTCACCTCCTGACTATATCGCTATATACTTGCAAATAAACTCCGGCGTTCCCGTTCGACTCATTGCAAAAGAGCTTGCTATGAAGACAAAGGATTTGCGAAAACAAATCAAAGATCATAAGCTAAAAATCTCTCAGCAAAGCGAAGTCAAGAAACGCGTTGTTGCGGGATTTGTTCTTACGGCCGTAGACTAGTCCCCTGCGGCCACATTTTCGATTGAAGTAGCGCGATTAGGTATGTAACCCATAATTGTCGTGGGTGGCTAATGAGTTCAGATAGCAGACATGAGGCTGAGCTGACAAACATAGTATATGCAAATTTAGCAAATCCTGATCGCGTGACTTGAGTCGAGTAAATCCTCATCCGAATAACCGAAAGGCGCAAGTGGTGACTGGTAATCTGGTCCAAACAAACGTCTAAGCTTGCAATCAAGTAAAAAGTGATAAATACTTAAATAATGCGGGAAATTACACCAAATATTGGCTTTTATCAGGAAATTCGAGAGTTTTTGCCTGTTAATTTGCAGAATATGGTTGACCTAATCCCCGAAGATTTAGCCACAAAAACGGGTGATTCTTTGCATATCTTATGTATGCCAAGCCCCCAGATGCGGTCTTTCAAGATTATGTTCTGGAAAGTTCTAGACGCTAGTATAGTTAATAATCAACAGCTTATGGCTGAAGAGGCGGCGTGCGGGTATCCTTTAAATACCTATCGCACGTTTACGAATAACGCTGTGAAGGTGGCCTGGCTACTTTGCAAAGATATCGCCTATGATATCACGGCGCAGACTTACCTTAATGATATATTAAAGAAATTCGCTCCGATAATTAACAAGGCTATTGTTAATGAACACGGGGAGATTGATTACAAGTTATTCGATGCGAATATAAAACTATTTACAATGCTGGATAAGCGCCTACACGGGCAATACGTTCAAAAGATCGAAGAAAAATCAATACGGCTCACTGGCAAGGAAGCTGCTGACGCTGTAACGAAAAAAGCTTCATACGACGATCAAATCGCAGACATGAAGAAAAAACTTGAGCAAGCGGGAAATGCTGGCGGGCAAGGGTTTACACAATTAATAAATGGGGAGGACAAGGATGTCGAAAGCTCTGACGAAGGCCCAACAAGCTGAACTTGAAAGGCTGGAGGCGGAACTTAAGCTCAAGGATGAGCTTCCCTACCTCTTTGCTTGGAATTGGTATTCATGGGCATTTGATTTTTTCATGTCCACAAACAAAATTTGTTTGCTAACAGCGGCAAATCAGATTTCAAAATCATCTACACAAATTAGAAAAATAATTCATTGGGCAACTGCTAAAGAATTGTGGCCCACGTTGTGGAATACAAAACCAAAAGCATTTGTATATTTTTATCCAAGTGCTGACGTAGCAACAGTGGAAGTAAAAACAAAATGGATTCCAGAATTTTTACCGCGTGGGAGTATGCAATATGATGAAACTTACGGATGGAAAGCTGAATATAACGCCAACAAGAAAATTGTGGCTATCCATTTTAATTCAGGTGTGTCTATTTACTTTAAATCGTATGAACAGTCAGCCGCAAATTTACAGACTATTACGGCTTATTATATCGCCGTGGATGAGGAATGTCCGGTTGAGCTCTACGACGAAATTGCATTTCGTATTGCCGGAACGAACGGGTATTTCTCTAGTGTATTTACTGCCACTAAAGGACAAGAGTTCTGGCGATGTGTTATGGAAGAACAAGGTACCGCCAAAGAAAAATTGGTTGGCGCGTTTAAAAGACAAATTTCAACGTACGATTGTCTAAGATACAGAGATGGCTCACCATCACCTTGGACTATAGAGCGAATCAAGGATTTAGAAAACAGGTGTAAAAATGAACAAGAGGTTCTTAAGCGTATTCATGGTCGTTTTGTTCGTGACGAAGGTTTGCGCTATCAGTTTTCGAGAGAGCGTCATCTTAAGACGCCTCCATTTGGACTTGCAGGGACCCCAGAAGCTCTCACGTCGGTATATGCTGGCGTTGACTACGGATCAGGGAATAAAAACAGGTCTAAGTCAGCAATCGTATTTGCCAGTTTATCTGCAGACTCAAGAAAAGTTAGAGTTTTCAAAGCATGGCGTGGAGATGAGACAATCACCACTGCCGGAGACCTCTTTAATAAGTACATGGAGCTTAAAACTTTCAAAATTACAAACGGATCATACGACTACTCAGCCCGAGACTTTTATGAAATTGCAAGTAGAAATGGTGAACCGTTTTCAAGAGCAGATAAAGCAAGAGAGCGCGGAGACGAACTAATAAACACGTTATTACGTTATGACATGATCGAGTTTGATACAGGAGATGAAGAGGTAGATAAACTTTGCATGGAGCTAGCTTCTTTAGCGGTGGACGACGATAAGCACGACGATTTAGCTGATGCTTTCAGGTATTGCGTGATGAGTATGCCGATTGACTGGACTCTTATCCAGAAAATCCCGTTGCCTGGAAAACCTCAACCTAAAAAAGAAAATGGTAGGCACGATTATTCTCCGATTGCAGGCGGCGACAAAAAGTCTGACGAAATGGATCCTGCAGATATAGAAATGATGGAGTGGCAACGTGAATTTGGAGATTAAAAAACTAAAAGAACTTGTTACCTTTGCAAAAAAGCATGGGATCAAGATATTAAAGACTGGTTCGATTGAAATTACATTTGACGAGAATCAGAAGCCTTTGCAAAACAACAGCAAGACCAAAATGTCTAGGTCTGATAAGCTAAAATTGCAAAAAATCCAAGAACGGGCGAGAATTGACGAGATGATGCTCATGGAACCCCACGAGTACGAAGAGCAATTAGCTACAGATCAACTCAAGGATGAGGTGGACGAAGATGGCGACCAAGGCTAGTAATATTGGCGACTTAAACAAGCTGCGCGAAGATGGCGTAGAAATTGATAAAAAAATTTATTCGGAGCAACGCTCACATATTTTACTTGTCAATGGAGATCATTATAGCAAGGCAAATTGGAAGTGGCTAGACAACGTTCGTCAAAACACGACCATTGATAACGACCAAAAAATTCGTTTAACACGTAATCATATGAATCGTATTCATAAAACGTATGTTAATAAAATTCTATCAATGGCCCCCGATACACATATCGACCCACAGAATGAGAAAGAGCTGAAAGACCAAAAAGCTGCAGAACTTGCAGGCATGGTTTGGAAGAACATTAAGTACAGGGGTAAATTTAAAGACCGCGTACATAAGTTTGCAAGCTCGTATTGCTCGATTGGCGAGGTTTTCGTAGAAGCTCAATGGGATTGGGACAAGGGCGATTTTAAACGCACAGAGCCTATCTTAAATGAAGCGGGTGAGCAAGTTGGCGAGCAGAGTTTACGTTCTGGTGAATTACTATGGAAAGAAATCTTTGGGTTTAACGTTTGGCGTGCAAAATCAGCAATGTCTCTTGATGACTCACCGTTTATCGGCGTTGACGAGATGGTGGCCACAAAAGATTTAGAAAAATATGCCAAAGACGATCAGAAGAAAAATTTTATTCAGTCTAATGGCAAATCGACCTATTTGGTGTTCGATGACTCAGGATACAAGGAGTCTAAAGACCAAGTTTTAGTTTCAAAAGTTTATTACCGCCCATGTATGGAATATCCTCAAGGATATTTTGTTATGTTTACAACTGGCGGAGTTTTAGAAGAAGCAGAATTACCTGCTGGATTATTCCCGATTAAATATTGCTTGTTTGACGAAGTGCCGACGCACCCTCGCGGAAGATCTGCATTCAAACAGCTTAAGCCTTATCAAGTGGAAATTAATCGCGTTGGCTCTAAGATGGCGGAACATCAAATCACTTTAGGCGACGATAAACTTGTCATGTCTAACGGTGGTAAGATGCAAGCCGGTGGTCAGCTAAATGGTGTACGTGGTATTACCGTCACAGGCCAAGCCCCGATGCTTATTCCAGGCAGAACAGGCGAGCAGTATTTAGGTTACGCAGATTCTATCATTAAAGAATTATATGATGTTGCAATGATTGCAGAAGAGCTTGATGTTCAAGGTGCAGCTGGACAAG